TTGCATCAACATAATTAATGACTTGTGCATTTGACGTTAAATTTACGCCTAAAAACGCGAGTAAAACGCATAATTTACATATTTCTCGTATCATCATAAATGTGTTTTACGGTAGGAAATCTTAAAGAAATTCCTCCTTTATCATTTTTAGTTTCTTCAAAGTATTGAACAGTAATTAATTTACCTACAATATTCTCCCCCACATGCTTAAGTCTCTGCTCATGAGTAAATCCACTACCTACTTTCACTTTATAACCTTTATGTTCAATCCATACTTGAGCTAACATCTTAACAGTTTCTGATCTACCATCTACAACCACCTCATGCATATCATAATCAACTGCCATCACTTTATACTCAGCATCATGAAATTTCTTTACTTTAACCAAGTTTTTAGTACGCTTACCTTCATATCCAATATTCTTCCTCAACATTACACCTTCCCAACCGTTATTACTTGATTTATTATTCCACCATTCAAGATCTTCATCATCTTCAATTAAAAATTGCTCTGCAAAACGCAGTACTTGATGATAGCGGTTTAAATCTAAAGTCTCAACAAATGATTTAAGTTCAAACAAACGTCTTTCTAATAACCTTGTACCTTTACAATTGTCAAAGTCATCATTTGATATCATATCAAACATTATATAAGCTGGATCTTCAATTTGGTGGTCTTTACGTCTTAGTTGCTTCATTACACCTTGAAAATCTTCATTGCCATTTTCATCAACTAAACAAATCTCACCATCAAATGTAGTATTAATAACACCAGTGTCTTCAATGGCTTCTTTAACTGTATTAAGTGTAGTAAATTCTTTACCAGTTCTACTAAATAACTTACAATTACCTTCACTATCAACTCGAGCTATACATCTAACACCATCTAATTTTCTGGAAGCATACCATCCATCTTTCCAATCACATTTACCTGCCTCATATTCTTTAGCTAATGCAACTGAAAATTCAGGGATAAGACCAGGAACTGCTTTATTAATTACTTTAGCTCCAGCTCTAATGCCTAAATCTTTATCAATAATTTTGTAAATTAAATCCCACCCAATATTTTTAGTAGCAAACCTATTAACTAATTTAATAGCATCATGTCCTGTAACTTCCCTTGAACTTAAATAATTTAAGGTTTGCATCAAAGTATGACTACCTAATGCTACTAGATCACTATTTTTCTTACACGTTTTACTAGTAACATAATATTGTTTGTAGGGATTATATGTAGCTTCAAGCACATCATGTATAAATGTAGAACTACGTTTTATAATTGCTACTTTTTCAGTGCTACTGCTTGTAGCCCTCATGTCATCTATAAATTCTTTTAAATCATTCATAACCATTATCTTTCTAATATTACAAATGAACCAAAATACTTATCAAATACTTCAATTAGATTCTCATAATCACCTGAAGTCATTTCAGCACTTATCTTACTAAAATCTAATTGCAATTGGTTTGCAAAGTTTTTTGCAAAACCTAATAATGCAAATGCATTACCATCTGGGCCAGTCAAATCAATTATCATTGGAGTTGACGGTTTTAAATCTTCTTTTTTTCTAATCATAACCTTTATTATTTTTATGGGCTCGCACCCGATTTATACCATAAATATACGAACCCTTCATGCGATCTCCACGCTTTCTTGCATAAGTCTTTAAAGTTGATTATCAGGATAAAAATAATCAGAATCTCCTTTTTTATGTTTAGGTTTACGTTTATAATCTTTTTTACTTTTATAAGGAGGAGGTACCCTTAAACTATCCCAAATTTCCTGTTGAGTTAATTGTACTTTTTTTAATTTTTTATTATTCTCCTTCATTTTATAACACTATAGCACAAACACAGGCATCCCCCTTATTCGACTCTAAGGTATTATAACAATACCTTCCGAAGAAATCCCATTTACCTTCATTCTCCCACTTATCTTTATCTTCCATCGTACACCACCATCTCAAGTATATTTCCTTATTATTTTTCTGTAATTCTAAAATATTGTTATATAAATAATCCCTAGTTTTTTCATCCTCCATATAAACAATAATCTCATCATAGCTATCTGAATTATCTCCATTGTAAACTATAGTATGATCATAAAATAATTCATTTAATAATTGTTTTTCATAAGGTTTTATATCTGATTTAATGAGTAATATTTTCTTTCTGTCTACTGATTTATTAAAACATGATCCTAAAAAAGCCGAAGCTAGATTCTCAATTGGAATATATTTTAAATCAAAAGTACATTTATCATCTACTTTATTAATACCAAATTTACCTTCAATTAGACTTCTTTCATCCTCTACTTCAGAAGGAAAATATTGTGCTTTAGAAATACATTCTTCACTCCAATTATAAATGTATAATTCTCTGGGAAGAGATAATACTTTTCCTCTAGATTCAATATGTCTTATAATATTAGTATCATTTTGAAAGTGTTGTAATTTACCCTCATAGTCAAAGTGTGGTATTATATTTCTCCAAGCTCTACCCCAAGTCATATTTAAACAATTCTCACCACTCAGAAAATTAAAACCATACCCCCTATATGTCTTATCATCACCCTCCATATAACACCCACAGCAAATCCCCATCAATGAAGGATCCTCCATAAAATGTTTAGCATAAATTTCAAGTATATTAGGATACATGGTATCATCACTATCCATTTGGAAAATAACATTGCCACTAGCACCATAATTAGGATTCCAAAATAATTCTTTCTTCCTAGATTGAGTATAATAAACTACCCTATGATCATTTCTAGCAATTTCCTTCAAACTCTTTTCAGCATTTTTATCTTCAGAAAAATCATCAGTTACAACCCACTCCCAATATTTGTAAGTTTGAGCTTTTAAACCTTCATAAATATGATCTATACAATCACTTCTTTTATAAAATGATGTATTAATTGAAAAATTTATTCTTTCTCCTAAATACATACTAAAATGGTAATTCGTCGTCTTTTGATTTGCTTAAAGGCATTGAATGATCCTTAAACTTTCTATAACTTAAACTAGCAAATGGTTGTTCACCTAATTCTGTAACAGCTGTTTGAGCATTAGGGTATTTACTATCTAATTCTTGCCTCATTTCATGACTTCTTTTTCTAGCCATATAGTCATTTTCAGCATAAACATACATTTCCATTTGTACTACATATCTTTTATCTTTTGCCATAATTATTTCTTTTTAAGATTATTATATAAATTCCATAAATACAACCCTAAAGCTAGAGGCCAAATCAAAATACAAATGGCTCTTTCTTTATTAGTAAATTCATTTTCTGTTTTCCACGTAAGCCAGTCCCACAGTGATGTGAGAACTGACCCTACTATTATATATATTATTAAATAACTCATTATGCTATTTGATTAATTGGCTCATCAAACAACCAGTTAACTTTATTCTTTTTATTTAAATTGAAAAACAATTTATTTCCACTACCACCTCGACGGTTCTTACTGAGATGGAAGAAACGACTACCATCACCATCAAATTTTAAATGACCCATTGCTGTTGTCATATGCTTAATCTTATTTGATCCAACAAATGTACCACCTTTGGTAACTTGTTGAATTATCAAAAACGTGCTATTAAGTTTAGCATCATTATTTGCTTGGTTATGCTCATCAAGCAACTGCAAAATACGATTGGTATTTGACTTACCAGTACCTCCAAAATAATCAACATAATTATCTGAAATTTCAGCAAGTGAATCAATCAAAACACAATCATAACCCTCTTTAAGCGCTGTTCTAAGAACAACATCAGGATTAACGTCAGCATAATCACCCATAAACAAGATATCTAAATCTCCAAATTTTGGAAAACGCTTAACATAACCAACCATGTCAATTGCATTCATTTCACCTGAAATGAACAAACATTTTTTACCATTTTTCTGGAGATCGCCTAGAACATCTAGCAACACTGTTGTTTTACCAACACCAGGATCACCAGTAACTACAACGTTTGTACCAGGCATAACACCACCTTCCATACTGAAGAAAGCATCAACTTTGGTATTTGTTTTCATAGGTTCAAACAATTTCTTGTTGAACTCCATGTCGTTCATTTTTACTGTTCTAACATTCAATTTCATAGTAGTTGTTTCAACAACTTGCTTACTTGGTCGACCTCTTTTTACTTTATTCTGCATAACCTTTATTTAATTTAATTAATACTTGGGCTTGCACCCGTTTTACCCGTAAATATACGAAAGAGATCTGGCTAAGCCAAATCCCCTCGCATGAATCTTTAAAGATATTTTATTTTTTGGCATTCCCTTTAATATTTCTTGGGCTTTTCTATTATTCATTACTAGTGTATTTTATATATCTCCAAGAATTTCACAAGCATGGTAGCATCTTCCACAACTTCTGATGAATTACAATAAAATCCCGTAGTAACATCGAATATTATGGTGTTTTCACCACTAGATAGGTGATTTTTTAATTTTCTTACAACTACGCCATTAATTTTATATTTAATATAATAAGGAGATAATTCAACTTCATACAAATAATATTCATCCGTAGGTTTAAATTTCTTCTTCTTCCTCCCATTATGGAGTGTTGATTTCTTACCTCTTTCACCATTATAATCATATCCCCAATGGTGAGTAACTGCTACTTCATTCTTCCAACTACCACAATGTTCTAATATATCCATTTCGGGCATACCATTAGTACCAAATAACCAAAAAGCTGACCAAGCTCCATCAACTTTAGGTAATTTTATTAGAGCTCTAATAGTCCCATATTTAATTTTGAAATTAGACTCCATCCACGCATCTTTTTGACCCTCTCCTGCAGGCTGTGTTAATTTTATCAAACCATCTTCAACTTTAATATTATCAGGTGAAGATAATGTACTATCCCAGGGACGTGAAGGTCTAAACATAGGATCTTCCCCATCAGGGTCGAAGTTTTTAGTATACCCTGCTTTCCAATTCATATTACCTAATGTAATATTTGAAGCATCTATTTTAGTATAATCACCATCTGGGGTGAATTTAATGGCTTCTTCCCAAGTGGGCATTTTTTTAAATTTGAAAGCCCATTTTTCCCATATATTTCTTATTCTTCCCATAATATTATGTTTATTTTACTCATAACTTTTATTTTTTTGGGCTCTCACCCCATTTATACCATAAATATACGAATAAGATTACGGTTTTCCAAATTCCTTCGTGGAAGTTTTCAATTAAATTTAATGTACTTTTTTCTATTTTGAATATACATTTTCCCAATAGGCGCTTCTAGTAATTCTCTGCCAAACATATCATAAATTTTATTGTCATTGAACCTATCAATTACTAATTCATCTATGCCAGCTGGATTGCCCGTATTAAATAATACCCATGAATAAGAATTTCCGTTATATACTAATGAATCACAATTAGTACATACATAAGTTGCTCCCATAGAATATATGTAAGCGTCATAACATAATTTAACTGTATCTGTTGTTAATATACTTGCAAATGTTGCTGGGTTACCATAAGCTGCATAACATAATGTTGTATTACACGCTGACCACATCCACTCTATAGAATCTACCATATTAGGTGATAATGATGAATTTCCAATTACAGTTAAGGTTTGCTGAGGTAAGGTTGTGTATGATAGTGAATCACACCAACTAATTTGTGCTTGTGTTTGTAGTCCAAGCGTGACTAATAATATTACTACTATTTTTTTCATAATTTAAATAATTTTTTGATAATATACCAACAAACATACGAAATAGTTGTTGGATCCCCAAGCTTAATTGTTGGTTTTTATACTAACGGAGTGCCTAGCATTATTTTTTCATGCTCTACACCAGCAATACCTCTTGTATATGAACCATCATCATTCATAGTAATATCTTTACCAGCCAATGCTTTTTCAATTGTAGCTTTATCAGTTACCTGGGGTACACCTGCTTTAAGTAAGATATCTTTTATTTTTCCTGATACTTCAACATAAAATCCTGGTTGTTTTAATCTATCTATTTTATGTGTAATAACAGCTCTTTTAGCTTCTCTAGAACCATCATGGCCTGTGGCTACAAATTTAGTTCCTACAGGTTTGGATTTAGCTACATTAACAGCATCCATTTCACCATCATCATCTAAATCAATTACTTCATATTCAGCACCTCTAGAAGCTTCTTTACCCACATCACTAGTGTTTTTGTAATTGCTATGACCTCCAATGTAAGCATATGCTGATTTAATTAATTCAATAATATCATCTTCTAATTCCCCAACTTCTGAGGTAGATAAAATATCCCAATCACCTTCTAGGAGGTATTGTTTTTTAAAATATTTTGTTAAATCAAAACTCATCCTGTAAATTTTCTAATATATTTTTCTCTTTGATCCTCCATAACATAATCAACTGTATCATGTTCACCACAGTGGGGGCATCTTAATTTTTCTATATCTACTGCTTCATTTATTTTCCACTCACCCTTACATTTATTATTACCACATTGGTAGATGTAAGTATGTCGAATGAAAACTTTATGCATTACTCCCCCTGAGTTTTTATATATAATAATTCCTCAGCTCCTTTAATAGCCGTATCTAAACCATCCATTACAGTATCACTTCCTACTACTGCATAGTAATCATCTTTCATTACCATTAGTGTTTCAATAAATTTACTAATATCATCTGCATTACCAATATTCCAAATGCCTTCTTTAACTTCTTCTTTATCTCCTTTAGCTTCATAAGCTGCCTTAACACTTTCTAATGTTGGTAAAGCACCACCAAATTTTCTAGTATCATATCCAGGAGCACTTTCATTTAGTTGAGTTTTATTCAACTCCTTTGCTGCGAGGAATTCTCTAAAATTATTTAATTCTTTCATCTTATTTAATTGTTTTATTATACATATCGGAAAATACATCAAGTGGCACTCTATGCCCCATTGTTTTAACATGATGTACCTCATACCTCACATACCTATCTCTAACATGATCTTTAAGCCACTCTAACGTTCGTTTACCACTAATAACGGTGTCTTTCTCACCAATTACAACATGAAGATCATCAGGAATGTGGGCATTTACAAATTCAGGGAAATTAGGCTCAATTAGTCTAGAATGTAAAGCAGGATTGAAAGCAACAACTGGAATTTTATAAAGCGCACCTAAAACAAATGCTGAATATCCACCCATTGAAGATCCAATAATTACATCAGGTTTAAATTCCTCAACTGTGCTAATTAAAAACGGAAATATATCACTTCGTGTATAATCTAATTCAGGAGCATGAACAAATGATTTGGTTGCTAAGAAATCAACCTTTTCACCACCCTGTGGACTTTCTAATCCATGCAAGTATAATATTTTTTTATTCATAACTGTTTTATTGGGCTTGCACCCGATTTACGTCGTAAATATACGAACACTTTCCTGCTTCTCCAAATTTCTCCGTAGGGGAATTACCAATGTGTTTTATATTGGCTATGATACCACAATATTTCAGCTTGGGTGGAATTTAAAACCCCATCCCATATTCTAAACATATTCATATCTCCATCATATCCATCAACTCCAAATCCACCTATTGTAAGGTCAGCACCAACCTTTCCATATACAGCAGCTGATGCGTTAGAACTACCTGCCAAAGCATACCCAGTATTATTTCCTAAATATAATCTTGCAGATCCGTTGGGGGCCACCTGAGTATCTATACTTAGGACTCCGTGATTAGGAATTGTATTAACTGGAGTATTTATTTGAATAAGTCCTGAAAAATCCCAATCGTTGGACACAGGATTACATCTCAAAAATGCACTAAGTTCAGTTACAAAAACATAATTTTGTTGACTTGCGCCTGATGTAACCTTATTAACCCACTCATAAGTACAACAATTATTAGTTGTTGTAATAGTATTTGCAACTGTAATATAATTTGTATCTTGGAAGGGAAAAACCCCACAATATGGAGTAGTGGCAGTTGCAGCCCAATGATCATACGAAGGTGGGGTATTTACCACTACTCCATCATTTCCTAACCCACTTAAATCTTGAACATCACTTCCTTCACTTTCCCAACAACTATCAGTTTCAAACTCAAAACTTAAAAGACAACTTTGAGAAAGAGGAGGTAAATTACCATGTCTCCAAAACCAAAATCCATTTTGATAATGATCCAGTATTATTTCATCTCTTGTAACAGCTGTAGGATCCCAATAATTACCATTTATTTGATTATATGGCAAGGCATTAAGAGTTGAAAATAAATCATTATTACTTTCAAAATCCGACCCACACCACCAAGCCGGATATGATCCAAATCCAGATTGATTAGAAATTCCAAGTGCATAAGTTGTTCCCATTACAGCCCAATGCACCTCATCTACCACACCTCCATCAGCTGGAGTCCCCCATTGATAGGGTGGCTCATTTCCACTTTGATAAGTAGGATTAATTCTCCATCTAGAAGTAGACAAAGCAGAGTAAGAATCTCCAGGATCCCCATTATTAGGAGTTATTTGACATATACGAAAACCATCAAAGTCATTAAGCGATACATCACTCAACCACTCCATTCCATAAGTATAAAATCCTAAAGGTTTAATTATCATAATTTTGATTATAAATATGGAGCCTACAAAACTTACTCCCAGTCTTCCTCAAGACGTGGGCGCTTCTTCAGAAGCCTCTTTTTCTTTTTTTGGGGTTCTTTTGGGGCTATCAAAGGCTCACCACACGCTATGCATGTGTAGATGTCAGTCTCCCAATTTAATTTAAATTCTTCAGCACCGCAAAGGCAGGGGTGGAAGGGATCCTCCGTCATCCAATCCCGATAATCAACTTTCGACATTTTCTTCAATTACTTCCGCTTCGGGAATGGTTTCACACATTAGAAAGTGTGTTGGGGTTCTTAAGACATGATCGCATCCGAGGTAATCGCGGTATGCTTCTAGCAGTCTCATATTTAATCTATTTTCACCTTTTTGCTCAAAGGTATGAATAGGAGTCTCACGTTTAACAATGTAAGCTCTATCATTTACATATTTAATATAATCCAATATCATTGTATATACGTATTAACTGGGTATTGCTTGTATAAAAGCTTTTTGATTTTTATTTCCATAATATTTGAATGCAAATTAAAATTAATGATATACCTAAACTAATTATTGTTTTTGGTGTAAGTGTTTCTCCAAAATAATAATTGACTCCAATAGCATAAATTATCATTCCAATCCCAAACCCAACAAATCTAGCAGGCCATAGAAGACCCTCAAATGCATTAACAGTATATTTAGTCCCCCAAATATAAAATAATGATAGAATTATACCTGTTGCTGCTACTAGTAATTCATTTTTCCTAAACCAATCAATTTTAAAGAATTGACCATTTAATTGAAAGAATGTTAGTATGTGAGCCATACTAAACATGAATATCCCAATTAGCATATCCTTATACAACATAATTTTAAATCTTATTAAATTGAATTCTATGAATTAATTCTTCTAAATGTTGCATAGCTTCTCTATTGCTATGATCTTCAACTAATTGAAGAATTAAACTTAACTTTCGGTATAAGTTTTCTTTTTCGTTTTTATCCATAATTATTTTTTATTTATTACTTCCACATCGGTCCAAGCTGCTAAATGTACTACCTCACCATTATCTCTGGTACAATAGCTATACATTCCATCGATACTTCTAAAGTTTAACTCTTCACCTTCTGTGATTTGAGGTGCACCTGGTGGTACTTTATCTTCTACTATTACTTTAATTCTACTATTATTTGGTACGTTATATAATTCCATAATTTATAATTTATTTTTAAAGTAATCCATTAAAAAGTCACTTGGGTAAGTATAAATCTCACCAGTATAATAACTTTCATTTAAATGTCTAATTTCATGTTTAACACCTGCTTTAATAGCGGCATAAGCTACTTTTGTACCTAATTCACCACCAGCAGCACTGCCTAAGTGGTCATATAGGGAAATATAGTGACCTGTGTATTGTTTTTTATTTTTCATATTATGAATTATATATTTCTGCTTCCATTTCATCCAAATCCAATTCGTAAATATCTTCTTCAGCTTCTTCTTCAGCTAATCTATCTGCTTCTAAGTCATCTCTCCAAGCGATTTCAGGTAATAGACCAGCATTTTCAACTAATGACCAAATACGTTCTTTCCACAAATCCATCTTTACACCTTCAATAACACATTCCCAACCAAATTGGTGTGTAAATTCACCAATAATATCAATAAATTCACGTGTCAATACGTCTAATTCACCATCAACTTGGAAATTGGTACCATACTTGTCAGAACCATTTGTGTCTTTTTCATACATTTCTTTAACTTCTACCCATTTAGGAGTTAGAAATGATTTTTTTACTTTTGCTTTAACTATCATCATCTTCTTTTTTAACTATTACTTCTAGATTATTACCATCAAATTGAATACCAACAACTTCATGCCCGTTATCAATTTCTATTTTTTTAAGGAATTTATTTAAGTCAAATGACCTAAACATAATGCCACCTAATGCTTTACCATCAAATCCATCTTTCCAAAATACTTTTTCTTCAAATTTATTCATATTATTATTTTTTTATACACATAAATGAACCAACACCCAAGAAAATAGCACACATAAATGTGCCCATTTCATTTAATGGGTCTGAAAAGTGAATATATTGTTGGGCTACACCAGCTGCAATAAGATATGCTACTCCTAATGATCCCAAACCTCCAATAACTGCTTTATAATTTATTGATTTTAACATAACTTTTATTTTTATGAATTAGTTCTTGAAAACTTCCCATTATATTGATACATTATTCCTAATGTTGGGTGTTTAATATTATTACCATACTCTACAAGTTCTTCTAATTTTTTAGACATTGATTGAACTTTTAATGCTGTAACAAATACAACTTCATTTATTACTTTTGAATTGGACGGATTTAAATTGATTTTCATATAACCTTTATTAATTTATTTGTGTTCTATTGGCTTCATGCCTCATTTACCCCGTAAATATACGAACGATTTTTTGCTTCTCCAAATTTTTACACAAATATCTTCCAATTTTCTTCTTCTTCTTTTGCTAGCACTTCATAGGGGTGGGTATTATAATCATATCCTATATTATAATATCGTTTCATCCATGAGGGTGATTGTAAATAATGTTGGTATTCATGTATTAAAGACCTAATAATTGTTTCTTTATCAATCATTTTAGGCCAATAAATTACAATAGTATTATCATCCTTATCATATTCAGCATCAGGGTTACATTCTGTTTCTGATAGAATATCTTGGTCATAATCATCACCTGTTATTCTTATATAAATGTTGTGGTGAAGTTCAATATAAGGAGTACAATTATGGTATTTTGAATTACCATAATATTTTTCTATTTTTGGGTAAGTTTTATTTATTATAGATCGTATCCTTTCTTTATCCATGGTATGAATATACGAACCCTGTCTTGCTTCTCCAAATTTTTTCAATAAAAAAGAGGCACCAATGGTGCCTCAATTTTAGGATCAGGGGTGAAAATTAATACTAGAGATCCATTTTATCTGCTATATAATTATCAAAATCTTCTTTAAAGTCATCTTCACTAAAGTCAATATAATCATCAACTCCATTTAATCTAATGGCATTAACTAATGATTTTACATATAATGTCCATTGATCATCAATTACTTTATTTTCAGTAATAAAATCATTCCATTTTGTTATGTAATTTTCCGCCATTTCTTCTTTTTTATTTTCATCAACAGGGCCAAACATGCTAGTAGCTGATGACATTTGGTTTGCTATTTGATCCATCATACTTCTCATACCAGTATTTTTTATTTGGACCCAATCTCCATCACCTTCCCACCAAATATAGCCATAATCACCACCAACTTCATCTACTTTACCAGCCATTTCTTCTAATGCATCTTCCCACTCACCATCTAATTTTATTTTATTAGCTGGTTCATCGTATTTTGAATCAATAGTCCCATCTTCATCTACAGATGAGATATATCCTGTGTTTGCTATTTTTTTAGCTGTGTCTTCAGTATCATAGTGGTTAAGTAATGCTTTACCTAAACCTTCTGGGTAACCATCGTAATGATTGTATGTGCAAGTGAAGTTTCTATCTTCATCTAAATAACCTATAAGTGCTCGTGTTGCCATTGTGTTTAATTTTTATTCGTTGATAAATATTACAAACTATATTCTAATTGCCATTTTTCAATAAAACTTTTCCCCACACCCAATTCTAATATAATAGCATTATCAGGAACGCCCGGGAGTTTTTTAGCTGATATAATGTAATCTACATTTTCGTTATTCCAAATTTTCATTTTGGTTTTTGCATTTGAGCGATTTGATGATTTAAACACCATAACTACTGGTAGTTTACCATACGCTTTACCTTTTTGAATATTTGGTTTGAATTTACTTTTCTTTTCCTCAGGTCCAGGAAAACTTTCTACTTTCCATGCTCCATTTTTAGATTTATTATCATCAAAATGCCATAATTGTCTACCACCTAATTCTGGTTTTGATGGTACATCAATAAATTCTAGAACATACTTTGTTCTACGTTCTGTGTTTTCTGCTGGTCTACCCCTGTTCATTTCTCATTTCTTTTACGTGTTTACAATTTCCTCTAGTCCTCCAAGTACCAGGACAATCACAATGACATCTACCTGAATCTGGGTAGTATTTTGTAGTATATTCAGCATCACCACTACTACTTTTTGAAATCTTAACTACAGTTTCAGATTTAGTTATTTTAACTTTTGGTCTAATCCATTGAATATCATTTAAAGTAGTATTTGGATCAACTTCTTTCCATGTTGGTACAATATATTTTTTACCATTTGATACTACTAATGCTGGTGGAATTAATTCATGTTTATGCTCATATTTAAACCTTTGAACATTAACAAAAGGACCAAACCCTTTAGGATTAAACCCAAAAGCTTCACCATCAGGTCTATAGATAATCCTAGATCTTGGGTTTCCGTATTTATTTAAATTTGTGAATTTCCAGAGTGCCATATGCTTTACCTTTATTTATACCTAAATATACGAACCCTCTCTTGCTTCTCCAAACATTTATGCGGGAGTCTTTACTCCTCGTTTACTAACGACTTTAGACGCCACTGTATTAGCATATTTAATAGCATTAGGAACAGATGGGGCTGTTGCATATGATATAGCAAATGCAGCTGTAAATGTGTCTCCAGCACCACTAACATCAATTGTTTCTTGTGGATTATCAGATGGGAATATTTCTCCCATATACATTGAGCCTTTAGATCCTAAAGTTACAATAATATTTTTAGGGTTTAAAACATTATTACTAGCCCATTCTTCTTCATTCAATTTAACAAAGTCAAAAGAGTTTGAAATTGAGTTAGTGAGTTCACGTTTGCTGTCTAAGATTGATAATTTTGAATATGTAGCAATTTTTATTAAATCTTCGTCTGTTAAGTATCCTTTATCATAATCGCTTACAATAACAACATCAGCTTCTTCTAAAAAATAGATATAATCATCACTCCATTTAAAGGATTCGATATTATCATCACCTTCATCAACCCTCAAAAACATATGGTTTGTTTTCTTTTCTACATACCTTGTTTTTGTTATTTGTTTTAAATTTGAAAAGTGAATAACTTGTGAGTCTGGTGATAATGCTTTAATATTAGCACAAGTATTACCTGACATGCCGGGGTTTGTTTCAGTATGGATTGGAATTAATACTGGGACTGGTGCTTCTGGGGATAATCTATTTATATTACAGTATATAAATTTATCAACACAAGTCTCCCCTATTATAACGATTTTCATATTTTTCATAACGTTCTTTTTCTAATTGTTGATCTAAACTAATTAACATACACATTTTTTTAAGTTGATCAGGATAATATAAGGCCATTTCTAATAAAACATCTTCATCAAAATGTTTAAAATGATCCATTTCTTTCTTCTTTTTTACTGTATTTTGTATAAAGGTTTGGTTTTTTTCTTTATCTTTAAACTTCCTCTTTTTATCATCCATTGTCTCCATTCTTTGATTTGTTCTACCGTTTGTTGTGTTGAATTCTTTGACATAATCTCACTTCATTTTAGGGTTTACCTTGTCCTCTATAGGCTTTTTTATAATTAACACTGTTTTTCATTTTTGATGTTCTAGTTTTAGCGTGGACACCAGGACGCTTTTTTCTTCCATTCCCCTTGTGGGTAAAAGATACCATTTTGGCCATTTTATTCGAATTTTTCTTTTAAGTTATTTATTTCAATTACGTGTTGTAACGATGATACATATGCTGTAGCTTCAGCATATTGTTTATCTAATAACTTATATAATTGTTTTTCTGTTTTACATTTATAAGCATATGTTGAATACCATAAAGCATAATCCATTACTGATTCTTCCCAATTATTATAATAAGCATGTCCATATTGAGTTCCTTCAGCTAAATTAAGTCTTACACGAGCTTCCTTCATACCAAATAAGTTATGATTTTCTATAAATATTTTTGAGTCATAATGTCCTGTTTCTAAAATTGACTGAGCTAATATAATATGTGGAAATTTAAAATTTAATTTAGCTATTTTTTCTATTAATTTTTCCTCACTAAATTCATTAGCTTCATCTATAATTAATATTTTCTCTGTTTCAGTAATAATTTCAGGATCTCTAGGGGCATACGTTAATCCTAAAAAGGAAATTGTTAAAAAAAATACTAATGCTATTTTTAAGAAAATCATCCCACAATCTCGGGTTAGAGGTTCAAATTGTAGTTTATCCGAATTGTATTTAAAAAGTTTCATATGTTAAAATTTATCTAAAAAGTTACCTTTAATGTGTTTTAATCTCAAATTATCTCTCTTTTCTTCATCTTTAAGAATTTTATTTGCTAATCTTTCCAAATGTTTTGATTTAATTTTATCATAATCATTTACTATTTGGTCGTGTTTTTTTCTCTTAATATTTCTAGTTTTTTTAGCCATAATTTATATTCTTGAGATTATATTTAATTCATCTTCATCATCATCACCTAATCCTAATTCTTTTAAACGTTCAAGATGGTAATCATCAACTTCCCACTCTACTTTACCCTGATTTACTGGTTTGTGGTCCTCAATACCTTCAACTTGTTTTTCAGTAAAAATATCACCTACTGTTAGAAAATAATGGTTATAACATAATAATTCTATATTATCTAATTTATAATTTTTTTTATTATTATCTTTGAAATGTAGCAATAAAGGCATTTTATAATCTAATACCCTACGTTCTTGAAACCCACACATACTACATTTTTCTTCTAAATAACCCTCAGTTAAAAGTCTATATTTAATTTTAGCTGGTGTGAATGATGATGCGTTAGCCCTACCTTCAATAATATCTAATAATGCAGGTTCCTTACCACCAGTTCTTAAAAATTTAGGTATACCTTTACCTGATTGGTTTTTATGCTGTGCAAATAAACTATCATGTGTGTCACTTTCATAGAACTTAGCCCACTTTTTATAATGTTGATAAGAGCAATTCAAATATCTAGCTGCTGCCATATTTGATTTTGTCTTAGCCATTGCAGCTAAAATATGTTCTTTAGTAAGTGGTCTTGCTTTAGGCATCTAAATTTTTATATGAGTCTAATTTTGATTTTTTCTTTGAATCATTATTGTACTTCTCCATTTGTTCAGGCGTCATAATTTGAATATCATTCCATGTATGGTCACCTTCGCCATGTTGCATACTTACTGCCTTATATGCGCCTACAGTTGAGCAATCTACACATTCCTTATACCCAAACTTAGTTAATCTTAATTCAGGCATAGGTTCTTTACATGCAATGCATGGTATCATTTTCAATTTCATTAATGCTATATTTAATTTATACTTACACTATAATTATAAACTATTTATGTGTAAATATACGAAAGGAATATTAGATACCCAAATTATTTTGTAAATTTAAATTTTATATAACTCCAAAGATCATTTGGATTTCTTAATATAAATAATTTACCATTAGGACCTTCTAGAGGTATAATACTACCATCTGGGTTAAATCTATCATAAATGTACCACTGAATTAACTCTGATGATTCAGGGCCATATAACATTCTCATTTGGTTTTCTATAACAAACCATAACCCATCTGTTACTTTACTTAAATCAATACCACTAGTTTGAAACACTTTATGTTCCATTTTTTCAGATTCTTCTAGTCTTTTAATTAAACTTGTAAATATTACTTCTTCTGTTTTATCAAAATTATCATTAATATTTACATCAGCTCCGATAACCATTTTAAATAATTGTTTTAAACCCTCGTTTCCAGTATTCATATTTTTATTTCTTCTACTATGAATAATTTTTTGAATTGTGATAAAGTTAGTTTTTTAGTTGAAGCTGCTATTTGGTATGCTTCATTTAATGAGGATGCCTTTACTATCCCCATTGTTTCTTTATCTTTATTTTTTGGACTGTAGAATTTATATTTCATATTTTTTTATTAATTTTTGTAATTCTGAACATCTCTCATATTCCTCATTCTTTATAAGCATATCAGTGATTTTATTTAAAACATTTTTAAATTGAGATTTTTTTAATTCTATAATAACAGACATATTAAATATATTAAATAGCTCTGCTTTATCTTTATTATTCTTTAAAGCATCAACTATTGCTTTTAAACTTTCTTCTAGTATAAAATCAACAAATATTTCATTATCACTTAATCCTATTAAATCTTCTTCATTATCCCAATCTATTTCTATGTTTATAACCTCTCTCTTAGATACCTTATTCATTTTATCATTTTCTTCCATTTGTATTATATTTTTGGGGGTTATGGTCATAAATATTTAAAAATTGATTCCTCTAATATTAGATCCTTTAGGGCTGTGGGAATTATTTTCAAATAATTGAGGTGTCATACCCCATTTATACATAAACATTTCAGCTGCTGGTCCTTCTGTTGCTTTAAATTTATCTCCTTCATTACCATTTTTAGTTGCGGTGCTCCCAAAATGATATAAATGTGCTCTATGTGTTCTAATAAATCCAAGTCCTATTAAATCTAATTTTAAAAAGAAATCCCAATCACAAATAAAAGGTGATTGATACATTGTATCAAACCCACCAGCAGCCATATAATATTTTTTATGCATTGCAAATGGGAAAATACCACCATCAATCGTTAATTCCTCTTTATTAATTGATTGCTCGTACTTAATAAATTCTTCATATTTAAATTCTTTAGGGTTACGTCCTAAATCCTTAACGGGGAAGTTGAATATACCTGGACCTGTTGGTTCTATTTGATTTAAAGTTAGTACTGTTTTTGGATAATTTTTTATTTCTTTTGATATAGTTAAATCATAATTTTTACAAAATACATTATCATCATTTACTATAAAGATAATTTCATTTGTAGCATTCATTACTCCTAAATTAAGAGCCATTTGCATACCTTGGTTTTCACCTAAATCTAGTATTTGAATATCATTTTTATATTTATCTAATACTAATTGACTTTCTTCAATAAAACCATCTACAGCAACAATTATTTCGTTTTTTCTTGACTGTTGTTCAATAGCTGATTTTAAGCAAATATCCAAATATTCAGGATTTCTATATGTTGGGATTATTATACTAATCATATTTTATTCCAATCTGTTAAAGGCGATAACCAAGCAGTTTCTCCATGAGTAGCATAACCTGGTATAGGTGTTACTAATAATTCATTTTTTTCTCTTAATTCTAAAAACATATTAAAATCATTTGGGTGGGTATTAGAGGTATGTTTGCGAAGTATACTTTCATTAGCTCTTAAAGTAGATACTTTAGACGCAAACGTCATTGTAGTTGAATTTGTAATTTTCCAATGACAACTATCAGTTAAATGCACTCTAGTATCTTCAGCTCCCCCTTCACAAAATGGGTTACCTCCTTTATTGGGGGGTAAATACTTATCAGGATGATCATATAAGGATATAAAAGAGGCTCCTAATGTAAATCCTTCATTTAAAATTTTTAGTGAATTAGGTTTATGTAAATAATCATTTTCTAAAAAATATATTATTTCATCTCCATCATCCTCCATTATGGCTTCATCTAAAGCTATATTAAATGTACTAGCTCCATTCCCTTCATTAACATAATAAATATAATTCCGTGGAATATACTTTTGAATCATATTGTTGGTTTCTTCTGATATTCCGTCAGCTATAATTGACCACTCAGCGTCTCCAAATACATTCATAGCATTTGCCAAACACTTTTCATTATTTATATAGTCTGGTTTAACTTTATTATAACCAGCATCTGATATCCTGTATATTACTTTCATTTACGTTTAATAATTGTAAATCCATTATTATTTGTGTATCTTTTAAATAATTCCCATTTGTCATTATTTTCATCTAAAAACTCAGTAACAGCATCCCATAATCCTTTATTATTTTCCAAATCATTTTCATCCCATTTATCCCCTCCTTCAGAGCTCATTGCTTCCCCTCGATGTTCATAAGTTGTTGTGTCATGGAAACAAATATATTTTTTTGCTTTATCTGAGTGTCTTGCTAATTCTGATTTTAATTGGTCATAACGATGCCAAGTGTCAATAAATAGTAAATCAGTTTCTTCAATATCAATTTTTAACACATCCCCTTCTATAAATTTAAAAGGGATATTATAAGCTTCAGCGGTGTCATAAACACTTTGAATATCACCACCCCATTTAGAGGGATTATGAAGATCGTAACTATATAAACCATTCTTTGGAAAACCTGCTAGCCACCCCCAAGTTGAAATAATTCCTCTTACGCCCATTTCCGTGATATGATCGCATTCTTGTGCTAAGTTAATTATTGTAGGGATATGTTCGTTAATATCTGATGGAGTTCTGAATATATCATTAACTTTTCTTTCTATGTCTATTTTCATATAATTAAAACGTTTTGATCAGGATGTTGGAAATGACATATTCCTTCTATCATGATATTTTTATGGCTACAATCGTGTATTTGTTGTTGTTTTATTGTCTCCAATAATATACGATATTTTTTATGGGAAACCAAATGATATTTGGAGAGTTTATTTCTAATTATACACTTTTTCAAAAAATCTTCACAAGTCCATCCTTCAATATGTTCCCAAACTCTACCACTATAAACTTCTAAATTTTGAATATAATCGTAAGTATCATTAACATATTTTTTGTCATAAAGATAATCAATTTTAGTTGTATCTATAAAATAAAAATTAGTCTGTGGGTAAAAATCCTCCTTAGAGATTTTATCTAAATCAAAATTATATTTTTCCATCCCCCCAAAACCAATACCATTCATGTAATAAAAATCACTATCATCAACTTTAATATCTAAAATTGTAGGTTGGAATACTACATCATGAGAGGATTTACATACCCAATCTATATCATTTTCATGACAGTAATCAATTATAACATTTTCCTGATCTGCAATTCCAAATGAATGGCCTCTATTTTCCTCTAAATTTAAAATTACACAATTTGGAAAGTAGTGTCTCCATAATTTAGTATTTTCTTGTTGAAGGGGTGTTGAGTAATTAACAACAATTATGTGTTGTTTAAATTCCTTTAGTACTGGTAGATTATATAAAATATATCTTTCATGTAATTCTAGATCGCTTTCACTACTTACATGGCCTATAGTACAATAATAACTTTTATTTATTATGTTTTTTAGTTTCATTTTTCCAAAAACTATAAATTCCTTTTTCAATCTCATACTGAGGCCATACAAACCTATCTCTCATAGGTTGATTTTTAGCCCACTCCCACATTTTAGTTAAACCTGATTTCATATCAGTTTTATATTCAAATCCTAATAAATCAATTGATTTTTGGTATGTTGGAATTGAGTGTTTAACTTCATGTCTGCCTTCTAAATGTACAATTTCTCCTTCACCTATTACTTCTCTTAAAATTAAAGATGCGTCTTTTATAGATACTTCTTCAATGCCTCCTAAATTAATAATTTCTTTGCTTGCTTGAGGTCTAACAGCAGCATTCCATAAAGGTTCTAATGAATCATCAATAAAACTAAATGCTCTGGTTTGTTCACCATCTCCAAATATTGTCATAGGCATATCATTTAAATGTTGGTACATCCAAATACCTAATACATTCCTATATTTATCCCAAAAGTTTTGTTTAATACCATACACATTATGAGGTCTAATAATGCACCAATCTAACCCATGCTGTTCACCCGCAATTTGGATGTCCATTTCACAAGCATATTTTGCAACTCCATAAGGATCAATTGGTGCTTGTCTTTGGGATTCATCAAATATTCCTCCATCCCCATGACCATATACTGCAAGAGTTGACGTGAATATCAGTCTTTTAACATCATGTTTTATGCACTCATTAACTATGCGGGCTGTGGGTTTTAAATTATTATCATAATTATAACAACGAATAAATGGAGATAAACCTTCGGCAGCGTATGCAGCAAAATGAAAAACATAATCAGGTTTATTAACTCTAAAGCAGTTTTCAATATCTGTATTAGCCAAATCTAAATTCCAAAATTTTACTTTAGGGTTGATATTTTCAGCAAATCCACCACTTAAATCATCAATCCCAACAACCTCATACTCAGGTTTATTTTCAATAATCCAATCTGCTAGTCTACTTCCTAGTAGCCCTGCTACTCCTGTTATTAATACTGTTTTTTTCATTTTATCAAATTTATATAATTGCTCTTCCTTTCATATTTTCCCAATTTCTGTTATTTCTTACTTCATTATTTTTATCATCTGTTGCTATCAACATTTGAGGGAGTAAATCATTATCTATAGCTACTTTAATTAATGCTTTTACATCTTTAGGAAAACAATGCCCCCCATATCCTCTATCTCCATCTGGGCCTGGAACTGACCAGTGTGATGTTCCTAATCTTTCATCATAACAAGCATATTCAATTACTTTATCATAATCCACACCTAACCCTTCACACACATCATACATTTCATTAGCAAATGAAACTTTAGTTGCTAAAAAACAATTAGTAACATATTTAATCATTTCAGCGTATGTTGGATCTGTTTTAATTATATGGGCTTTAGGAAATGCTTTAGAAAATAATGGTTTTAATTTTGTAGTTGATTTTCGGGGTCCACCCAATATAATTCGTTTTTGTCTATTATAATCATCTACAGCATTTGCTTCAGTTAGAAATTCGGGATTAAATACTATATCTAAATTACTATATAGTTTATTTAATCTTTCAGTAGTACCCGGAGGTACTGTTGATTTAATGACTACTATTTTAGATGTACCAAGTTCAACTACACGTTTGATTGCTTTTTCAACTATATTTGTGTGGCAACTCCCATCTTTATTCATTGGGGTTGGTAAACAAATAAATACAACTTCACTATCGAATACTTCTTGCTCATTGCTATTACAATGAATTCTACCTTTTATATCGAATGTTTTAACATTATAATAATTTTTAAATTTTTGGTAAACGGCATTACCAACAAAACCTTGCCCTATTATTCCTATTTCCATTTTTAAAGAGTATTATAATAATTATTTTGTGCTTCTTGTTTTTTAATATTTTTAGGGTGATATAAAGAATATGCTTCCTCCTCAGGTAGCTCAGCAAAAGTTTCATGTCCAATAATTTTTTCATGAACCTTTCCTTCCCATTTAATCTTAGAATTATTTTTATAAATTCTCCACTGCTTATCAGGCCAATTGACCCAATTATTTTTATTTATATTCCACCCCCATTCTTGTATGTGGTAGGATGTTAAACCTTTTACAGTATTAACTCTAGAAACCCTAATTAAATCTACAGGGTTTGATTCTAATATTATATGAAGAGATTTTAATAGATATAAATGTGGATATTCATCAGCATCAATTTGAAATATATAGTCTCCTGTACAGGCACTGTTTAATTTATTTTTCCAATCAGCAAAGTGATTATTAAATTTTCCTTGTATTAAAACTATTTCATTATTAGATTCTAATTTAGTTAAATAATCTAATATTTTATTGTTTGATTTCGTAGTATCTAATAAAACAACTACCTCATCAATATTTCTTTTAGTATTTGATAATATTTCAAGTAATTTTTTAATTTCTTCAAATTCATCACATACTGTTACAGCATAACTTATCTTCATTTGATTTTTAAATTATTTATATAATGTAATAATTGATCTTTAGGCTCCCAACCCAAAATTTCCTGAAAGGTCTACTTCAAGATCATCTATAGTTGAAATATCACCATGCCAGTATTTACAACCCTCAACTTCATTTTCTACAGTACCTGTGGAGTAATTATCTAATGACTGAACTTCATGCCCTTCATCTAATAATCGTTTTACTAAGTTACTTCCTATAAATCCGGTTCCCCCGGTTACTAATACTTTCATTCATTCTCAGGTTTAAATATTCCAATATAATCTAAAGCTTCTATATAATCTGTTTCATCAAATTCTTTCATATTTTCCATATCCATCCTCCATTCATAATATTCACCTTCTTTATTTGGAATTGGATATTTTTCTTTTTCATCCTCTTTTACGGGTACAGCTAATACAGCTGCCCATCTCCAATTTTCAGCATTTTTACCATTAGCAAATATCATTCCTTTAGTAGGCATATTAACTGTAGAGGGCATCCAAATTTTACCATCATCATCTTCCCCCATTAATTCTTTGTACAAGTTAGGAAGTAATTCCATTTGTTCTTCAAAAAATTGAGTATCTTTTACTAGTAAACTATTAGTAATAAAACCACAACCATAGCATTGGTAATTTTTAATATTTTCATTTACTTCTTGGATATAGCAGGCATCTGAGCCACATCTATCACATATTTTTAAATCATCCATTTTATTGTAATTTTGGTAGTTCAACCCCTTTTATTTCTGGGAGTTTTAATTTTATTTGTGTTGGAACATCAACATTATTATCTAAAATATCAATTAATACCTTTTTCATACCTTCATAGCTAAAGTTTTTTCTTAGTCTACTACCTAATATTTTTGATTTCTTATTCCAGTCTTTATAATTTTTCTTAACATCAACCATAAAATGACCCAAATGGCCGTGGTCTACATCAAACCATTCTGCCCCTTCAATTAATACATCTTTTTGTATTGAAGATGGATCTAGTTTACCTAATTTACCCCCCATTATAGGTGCAAATTTAGGATTTAGAAAATCTATATGCCCACTCCACCCAGTTGCAATTGTTGGTTTGCCTGTTAATGCAAATTCTAATAATGGTCTACCAAATCCTTCTCCTTTAGTAGCACTAATCATAGCTTTAACCTTTGGGTGATTATATAATTCATTAATTTCCCCATCAGATAAATCACCATGAAGTAAATAAACATTTGGTAATTTGTTTGAAGGTGGAAGACTTTTTTTAATTGTATCAATCCTTTTCAATATTTCTCTCCGATCTATGTGAGATCCTTTTCCAATAGATGTTTTAAGAACTAGTGCCGGTGCATTTGATTTATTTTTCCATACTTCAAAGAAAGCTTTAATTAATAAACCTACATTTTTTCTATCATGACCTAATGCACCTTTTAACCAATGTCCAACAAATAAATAAGCAAATTTTTCAGGTATGTCATTTATGTGATTATATAATTTTTCATTAGTAAATTCTTTAATTCCTTTATAAACATCTAAATTAGCGCCTTCAAATAATACTTTAACTGGTGTGGTTAATTTTAAAGGTTGTTTTTGACCTGTTTGTTTATTTTGCATCTCATAAGATGTATTTTCAAATACATTCTTAGAATGATTAGATGAAGTTAAAATTAAATTCATCCTATTACAACCTTCAATCCATTGGGGGGCACATGCTGTAGTTTCGATACCTGCCGTTAAACCAATGTTATATTCGCCTACAGGTTGAAATTCATTGGGTACTGTGACTTGACACCAAATGTCTGGTTTTGACGTTAAATTAGGTATAAGATATTCTTTCATGAAATTCCATTCTGGAAAATCATCTAAAAATCCCTTTCTAGTATCACCCCATCTTTGTGATAAAATTTTAATATCATATTTATCTGATTCTATTAAAGCTTTTACAAAATCTCTAGCTCTTGCTCCATATCCTGAGTAAGTCTCAACTGGAGCGCTTATTACAAATGTATTTTTCATTTAGTATTCTAATTTATGATTTAATGTTCTTACTTTGAAATCTGTATCTTTCCAAAATGTGAATCTTTCTCTAGGCGTCCAAGTTGAAAATAATTTTTCCATCCCTTCAGTAAAAGTTTTACCCATTTGTTCAGCAGTAAACCCAGCTTCATCTCCTTTAGCCCATTCTTTACCTAAATTACCTCTTCTTTTTCTCTCTTCATCACCCATCTTATATAATTCAATGATTCTATCTTTAGCATCTCTAAAATCACATCTACTATCCCAAATATAAGGGGTTATTGGTGAACCTACCATCCCCATAGCTTTAGGGTAAACTGGGAGTGCCCATTCTCCATGTTCTGTGTAAGTACCAAATTGGTTGGAAGGCATATCAATTGAATTAACATACCAATTACCTTTATGGTCTACAAATCTCATTTGATCTTGCATTCCACCTGTTACATTAGCAATAAAAGGGGTTCCTGTAAGTAAGGATTCAGTTAATGCTAGTCCCCAACCTTCAGCAGATGATAATAATATAACTCCATCCGCCATATTATAAAGATAATTCATATGGGAGTGTGGTAATTTATTTTGAGAAATTACTACAGTTTCATCATCCTCTCCCATTAAATATTCTACTACTGCCGGTATGTCTGTCCCTGCATCACTAACTATATCAGTATGTAAGATAAATAATACTTTATTTTTTTCTTCTTCTGTTAATGTTTCTGTAAATAATTTCCAAGCAGAAATAGCATCTGGTATAGATTTTCTTCTAATATTCCTTGAATTAAAAAGTAATATAAAGTCTTTTTCAACACCCCTAGTTATTTGTTTTTTAAAATTATCAAATTCTTCATTTGGATCTGTTATTGTGAAGAATTTTTTAGTATCTAAACCATGAGGAACATATTCAATAACCTTATTTTTAGCTTTATCACCTAAAACAATTTTATTAATTGCTACAGTTTGTTTGGAAATACCGAATAAGGCATCACAAGATTCATAAAATTCTTCATTATATTGAGGAGCTGGGAGATCATCCCAAATGTTGAGGTATACTATTGGAATTTTTGTTCTGATTTCATCTTCCATTTGAAATACCCATTCAAAATATCTTGGATCAGTAATTAGAAAAATTGCATCTGGTTTTTCAATTTTTAAAACTTCTCTTAAAATATCAGGATTACCATAACCATCTACAGGATATAGCTTTACATAAGCATCCTCAATCCCTTCTGTTTTATTTACTTCTTCTGATAGATCTTGGACTTTTCCCTTATCTGGGTGTTGGACAGAACCTGCTAATTGACACCAATTATAATGGTGCGAAGTATTAGTGACAATTTCCCTACCAATTTGAGCAACTCCCGAATGTACTCTAATATCATCCGTTAACAATAGAATTTTCTTTCTATCACTTTGTTTAATATAACCTTCTTTCATTTTTGTTTTAGTCTTTAATTTCTAAATTAATTTGATTGTTGATTTTTTTTCTAAAATCTTCATCTGTAAGATACAAATAAATTGATCGATCAGCAAGTTTTTGAAAACTAAATTTTCTTTTTACACATTCTATTTTAAAATTTTCAAATAGGTTGCTTTTTACTTTTACACTCGTAAGTGTCATTTCTTTTGTTTGTGACATAATTATTATTTTTTAATATATTTGTCTATACATATATGCAGATTATAAAGATTTACCAACTGCGCTACATAGTTCTTTATTTTCTTTATAAGGGCAAAATGTACAATTCCATTTGCTTGGTTTTGCCATAAATGTAGTATCTTTATATGAGCCATCCAAATTAAATGCTCTATTTATAAAATCATCTAGATTTTTGGTAGCTTTGTTTACTTTATTCCTACCAGAAGCAGGAACAAATGTTTGTATGCGTTTTTGAGGATATTCACCATCTAAATAAACTTTCCTTCTAACAATAAAAAATTCAATTTTTATATTTTCAATTGGAATATTATACTGTTTACTGAAGAAGTACTTGTAAAGTATTAATTGGAATTGTTTGGATTCATCTTTTTTGGTGTATTTATTCCAACCTTTTGTACTTGTTTTTATATCGATTATTTTAAATGTATTCGTTGGTTCATGGTACATTACGATGTCCAAATAACCTATATATTTAACGCGGTTAAGACGCAAATTAGGCGCCATAACTATGGGTATTTCACAACCTACTAAATACCATCCTTTTTTAGAAAAATAACCACTTTTTTTCTTTTTAAAGTTATCTAATATAGCTTTCCCATCTTCATAAAATTCCCTTAATTCCTCGGGTGTGCTAAAGTGTTGGTTTTTGTTTTTTTTGTAGTCTTTAGCGTAGCATTCTCTTAATGTTTCTTCAAATAATTCATTAATATCAATCCTATCTGCTTCAGCACCACTTTTAGCATACATTACATCTAAATAATGTTGTAATACCTCATGTAGGGCTGTACCAAAAGTCATATGAATACTTTGTTCACTAATTTTATGACCATCTCTATATTGGAGAGACCATTTTTTAGGACATTGAGTAAACATTGATAGTTGAGAATATGAGATATTTTTTTCAACACCAAAATTAACAGGTGTTGGGGGATTTTCTCTTATATCTCTAACTATTACAGGTAATTTTTTTTTAGCCAAAATAATGTATTTTATTGACGTAATATACGAAAATACTATTAAGTATCCAAATTATTTATACCAAACATTGTCAGGGTGACACATTAAATAATCCTTAGTTATAGGTTCATTATCTATAATTTGATAACCCAACTCTTCTAAAAAGGGAATAGCTTTTCCACTGTGGTCTTCTGCCCAAATTGTAGGTTTGTGAGTTATTAATAAATTTTTCATACCTTCGAAGGCTGAAAGTTCATGCCCTTCAATATCAATTTTTATAAATTTGATTGGTTTTAGAAATAATAAATTATCTAAAGCTAATACTATGTTATGATTATCACTATTAGGAGTAATTTGCACGACCCCACTATTATTATAATGTCCATCAGTAAATGAAACTACACTATCTCGACTCCCCACACCAACATTAAAACATTTAGTATTTTTATATTGTTTAGTATTTTGAAGAAGAAGTTGGTAATTTTCTAGATAAGGTTCAAAAGCATGGATTTCTATATTTGGGAAATGATGGTTGAATTGCACACAGTGAGATCCTATATTGGCCCCTATATCTAACATAAATCCTTCCTCGGGGAAGTGGTGTTTCCATTTTTCAAATATTTTAAATTCAAAAAAATTATTATGCTTAACTATATCATCTGATATGCATTCAGGTGCTTCAAATATTACCATAGGACACCCTTTGATACTAACTAATCTTGTATTTCTGGTCATGATATTTTTTATATTTAGATTCCCAAATATCCTTTTCTAAATCCATAGGAACATTTTTTGAAGTTGTACTCATTTCTGTTTCTATTTTATGGCCTATATAATCCCAATTTTGAAATTTACTATTTTCTCTATAGAAATTATCACCAAAATAATTTTTTAAATCGTCAGGAATTATAACATCATTATTTTTATGGTTAAATATTAAACACCCCCAACCATAATTTTCTGTATTTGGTTGGTTTTTCTGAATAGCATACATTTCAGCTTTCTGATAAATGTATGATGTGTGGTGCATACCTACAAAACCCATGTTTGGTTTTGATTGGTAGAAATAAAAGACATCATCAATAATGTTGGTATTAAAATTAATATCATCATTACATAAAGCATAAAAATGATTTTTAACTTTACTTACCCCAAAATTCCATGCCCCATTACAATATCTTTTTTTAGTAAAAGGATATATAGTGGTTTTTGTAGTAGTAATATTATCTAACATCCCAATGGAGGGAGTATCCTCAATAAGAAGAATCTCACTAACTAAATTATGTTGCTCTAAATCCTGGATTAATTTTGGTAATCTCGGGGATTTGTACATTGTAGGGATTATAATACTAATCATTATTTTTTCCATTTATTACGTCCTACCAGCAAACCAATTATACCATAATTAGCAATATCAATAAAAGTATCTTCCATCCCCTCTCCTTTAACAAAATTTCTTCCATTAATTAAAAGATTTTTTAAACGAGATATTTTATCTGTAAGTCTAATAGCTAGACCTGTTAATGAAAATTTCTTATCATCTTCACTATTTAATATATCACCCCCTAAAGTAATGTTGTTTAAACCATAATCCATATGTTTACTAGCAAACATTTCATACATTTCTTCAGTAATTCTTTTAAATTCTTCAGATAATTCTGGGTATTCATTTTCAAATAACTCTACTGCACTTGATACAGTTGTGCCTTCATTTGGGGGTTTTTCGTAATATTTTTCTACTGTACTACTCATTTTATTATTTTTTTATAGTTAAAATAAATTTTTAATGTATTAAGTCTATCATCAGCATCTACTAACATTGAAAGTGCTTCTTCAGCATTTTTATAAAAATCTTCGGTTGAGTGGTCTCCAATACCTACTAATTTATTTCCTAATAATTCTAATGATAATAATGCCTTAGCTTTATCAGCTTCTGCTGATGTTTTTAGCATTTTTAATAATTCTGGTGTCATATTTTTAGTAATTGGGTTATTTCTTTTTTTTCTTTTCCTATAGATAATAAAATATTTTTCACTTCATTTTTACCTATAACATCAATATAATTATCTGCTTCATAGGAACCACATTCAAAATAATTAGCTATTACTTCAACTAATTCCTTATTTTTTCCTTTAACGCTAGATTTAATATATTTGTTCCATACCTTTTTTCTAGGAATCATATTACAATAAAAATTGTAAATTCCTATTTTATCTGTTGGTAAAAATCTTTGGGCCATGTTAGATATTTCTATGTTATTTTTTCCCATAGATATAAACCTGTGAACCATATAAGAATTCCAGCTCTCCCAATCTTTTTCACTAAATTGAGAGGCTGATGTTTTCTTAACTGTTATTTCTTCTAACCAATCCCAGAGCTTCATTAGGCAATAGTATGTTCTTTATATTCTTCTCTAAGTTCAGCTGGTACTGTAGCTTCTAATATTTTGCCTGTTTTAGGGTCAAAAAATACAGGAATAGGCATTAATGCATCTTCATCAGCACCTACTACAAATTTAGATACTTTACGAAGCAATACTCCTTGTTGAAAAACTACTCCACCATCTGGTGTTTCAATTTTTGTAGTGTTCTTAACATCTACATTCATGTTCATTTGTTGTTTTTGTTCACTCATTTTTATTTAATTTAAATTAATTTATTTTAATTGACATTTAGGAATAAAATAGGTTTTAATATTAGTATCAAAATATTGATGCTTCAAAGATTGATTAGAATCATTTTTTATTGGAATTTCTATGGGTATTATATCGAATGATGATTTTAAAATATCATAAGATTGTTTTGCTATATTATTAATTACCCCACCATTTGGATTATTGAAAAATGAATATATTCCTTTAGGTTTTAATAAGTTTTTAACATTTATATCAAATTCTTTTTGAGATTCTAACCAAGTATCAAAATAAATGCCATCAAATTTAGGTAAATATTTTATTACTTCCTGCCAAGGTTTAAATATAACCTTTACATTTTCCTTTTTCAACCACCCCTCTTTAATCATTTTTTCTTGTACATCAGGGTGTGATTCAATTATCCAATGGGTTTTAATAAGTGTATTATACTTTTGAATATAATTATCAATAAAACCTAACCCAAATCCAACATTAAGAATATCCCCCCCATTTTTGCAAATTTCAACAGCACTATGTTTCATGATATTTTTTTCCCAACCCATCATAATGGCACTTCCATTAGAATCTAATAAAAGATTATCATCTGTATAGGTTAACTTTTCATTATGGTAATCAGGATTAATATTCATTATAAACTAATTAATTGATTTATTAAAGCCATGCAATTTATTTCCTTATCAATTCTAAAATTAGATTGATATGAATATTCATTAATATAATATGCTACCATCCCTTCTTTACCAGGGGCAAACTTGTTAGCATTATCATAAAGATAACGATATAACTCTTCAAAGTCTTGAACATTAGCATCTGCAATAATTTGCCTAATACCTTTCCATGATTTTTTACCTGTTAATTCTTTTAATATTTGAGCCATATAATTAGATGATACTAATATTGATTTATCTAATTTAAGATATCTATCATTGGCTCCCCCATCTAAAATGGATAATTGAATTGTATTAAGGCATTTACGTAAATCTGGGTAGAATTGGTTAACTATGATTTTTAAATCCTCCATTTCAAATGAACAACTTTCTTCACCCATAACCCAAGCAAGATGTTTTGCAACATCTGATTTAGTTGGAGGAATAACTTTTAATGTTTGACATCTTGACTGTAAAGGATCAATAATACGTTCTACATAATTACAAGTTAAGATAAATCTAGTAGTACGCGAAAACGTTTCAATGACATTACGGAGAGAAGCTTGCGCTTGTATAGTAAGAAAATCAGCTTCATCCAAAATGACCACTTTAAGTGGTTTAAAACTAGCTGATGATGCAAATCCTGATACTTTATCTCTAATCGTTTCAATACCACGTTCATCTGAGGCGTTAATTAGGAGGTAATCACAATCTAGGTTTTTAACTATCAGTTTTGCTAAAGTAGTTTTTCCAGAGCCTGCAGGACCGTAAAAAAGCATATTTACAATGTCATTTTGGTCAATGAATTTTTGTAATTGGGTTTTTAATGTTTCACTCCCAATAAATGTTTTTAATGTTTGTGGTCTGTATCTCTCAACTAATAATCCGTGATCTTCCATTCTTTAATTTAGATATAACTGTTTCTTTGTTAATTTCGTCTTCCCACAATCTAATAAGAGATTGTTGGGTCTCCAAACATATTTTGTTTTTCTTTTCATCATTTTTCCGGGAATTTTTTTGGGTGTCATTTAATTCACCCCATTTTAAATTTTTCCCATGCCAATAATTTCCATCTACTTCTACTAACATATTAAATTCTGGGAGGTAAAAATCATAATTATGACCTTTATATTTATAACTCTGCTTAAATTTAATATTTAATTCTTTAAGAATAACCTTTAATTCTCTTTCGGGTTTTGTATTTTTCTTCTTCTTAGACAAAGTATAATGTATTGAATTTGAGCAACTTCTACACATCTTTTGGGACATAGTCTTTGAGAGGGTAATTGCTTGAGTTGGACTCAAATTTTTATGTTTATGTTTTTTTAACTTCCCACAATTACAGCAGTTACTAGTAAATTCAACATCTGACTTTACTCCATATTTTTTAGCTTGCCATTTTCTCATAGCACAACTCTTACAAATACGATTTAATCTAGTTGACTCTTTCCAACTTGACTCAGCCAATAGTTTTATATTTGAACATTGAGGACATTTATATTCTTTCTTCATATTGTTTTATAATACATATATGAACTTCCTCGTTCGTCGCAAGCATTAACACCTATATGCCTTGCCTAAATTCACCATACATACCATACATTTTAGGAGTATCCTTTTTAACTTCAATTTCAGAAGATTGAACAGCATATAATTTATTATCTAAAGGATCTAGTCTATAAGCTCCCTGAAATCCTGTTTGGTGGAAAAAGGCTTCTAAAGAATCTGTTAAATTTGTAAATACTTCTTTTTTAGGATCACCAACCAGAGTCCACCTATCTCCAGGTGGTACTCTAGTAGCAATTAATTCATTATGTTCTATAACTTTTTTTTCCAC